GGAAAAGATGCAGCGGCTAAAACACAGGCTTCACCAGACGCAACTGCTGCAGGTCCAGCTGATCAGCAGGATGTTAAGGCGCAATGGGAAAAATTTGTACAGTTTGGACAAGAGCTTATCAAAAAGATGAGTGCTGCTCAACCGGCTACTACAACTTAATTAAAGGCGCACAGATTCACATCTTTTCAACCAGCTACCAGTTATTGCATAGTTATCATGGTCAGTGTGGTTGGATTTGAACCAGCACCTTGCTCCGTATGAAGGAGGTGCACAACCATTATGCTACATTACCATAAATATAATATGCAGTTCAATGACGATTACACTGAATTTAAGATGTTATATAATCTTAGCAACACACCGTATTCGCCAAATAAATCATTCTCTACCTGTAAAGATTTCACAAACTCGTTTGAAAGGATTGAAAAAGAATTTATTCCTACTGAACTTAAACAATGGCAGGCCCACTTGGGATCGAACCAAGAACGACGGAATCAAAATCCGTTGTGATACCATTTCACCATAGGCCAACAAACACTGGTAGGACGAGCGGGATTCGAACCCGCGACTCTCGGTTTAAAAGACCGATACTCTAGCCAACTGAGTTACCGTCCCAAATTGGTACCCGGAACAAGAATTGAACTTGTAATAAAGGCTTATCAAGCCTCCGTTATACCATTTAACTATCCGGGTAAAAATATGGTGGACCGTGGGAGGATCGAACTCCCACCTAAGGCTTGCAAAGCCCCCGTGCTCCCATTATCACTAACAGCCCAAATTGTTTAATACCCTACCTTTAGTATAACCCAAAGATATGTATTCATTTAACATCTCTTTTTTAATTTTTTTATTACCTAAATCTTTATGTGTTACCCAGCAAGTTCCGTACTGAGAATTCCTGTCACCTTGTTGATGATTTATTTTCTGTAAGGCTTCTTTTTGTTTTTGTTTTAACTTCGGGTCATGCATCGGATTATTTTTAGCAAAATTAGATACTAATTCTCCACTTGCATATTTCTCAACAAGTCGGTTTGAAATTTTATTAACATATTCCAAATATCGTCCTTGTTGTTTCATCCTCTTAGCTGTAATAGATTTATGTAAATTCTCGCCACCATATCCAGGTTGCCCGTTTTTACCGTACAAATTTTTACCGGTATCGTTTATATAATCAAATCCTCCAAACCCACCTTTTTTAAGGTTATATGTATTTGTTTCTGCTAAAAAATCTTCATTAACTATCTCTGCTTCTTTAGCATACATGTCTTTAGCATTGTCATATAGAAATAAAATTTCTTTAACAAAATTCTCAAGACCATGCTTTTTATATGCGTGATTTAAGTACTTTCCAGACCCCATATAATTATCATCTATATTTTTAGTCTTATGGCTACCAATGTAAATCTTACCATCCAGTTTGTTTGTAATTTTATAAATCAAATAAAACATAAGTGTCCGTGTCCTCTTAACAGTTATTCTTATGTTTTATTTATGCGAGTTCGAGCCTAAGATATCTCAAACTCCAAGGGCTCCGCGACTAGGACTCGAACCCACTACCTCCTGGTTCAAAGCCAGGTATTCTTGCCTGTTAAACTATCGGGCATCATGGTATTATGATAAATGGTTGCAACGGTTCAAGTTGAACCTAAATGTTTGCTTCCCAAACCTGCAAATCAACAAAATCTCAGCTGGAACTCCACAGCTACGCCGTCGTCGTCAAATTGTACGGCATAAAAGCTGGAATCTTCCCAAGCAATGCCACTGCCGCAGATCATTGATCTGCACTTGGTTTCGGAGTATCCTTGTACAAACTCGCTTGCAGGACCTATCACCGGCGTTACCGGAACCAATGCACGTATTACGAATCGATTACTACCGCACCAATAATTGGTGTTTAGAACCAACGTTTCGCCGTTGGGGATACGATACCATTGATTGGCCTTGAAGTAACTCATTGCATGCTCCCTTCGTTTTCAACCGATATCTCGCGATACAACTGCCGAGTTGGTCCTGTTGCTGATTTTGGTTGCGAGAGGCACGGGTCGAACGTGCGTCAATGGCTTATGAGACCATGCTGGATCCGCCTCCAGTCTACTCCGCAATAATTTTTTAGTTTTTTAGGTAATAGGCACGTATATGATCATACCTATTTTTGGTTAAATTGTATTTGGTCATTATTTGGTTGGGTTTCAACCCAGAATCATAATCGTTTTTAATCGCTAATAGATCAAATTGTTTATCTAATTTCCGAACTTGGTCAGATTTTTTACGTCTATTATCCGGATTTTGATAATAATCTTTCATAGCTTGCGATTTAGACCTAATAGTAATAGTTGTAGGTTTATTATTCCTGTTTCCTGCCAACTTTGTTGCCTCTTCAAGAGTTTTTCCATTGGCAAGATGTCTTCTTATTGATAGTTTTATTCTGGTTTCTTCGCTAACAAGTCTACGCCTGTTTGATTCGGATAATTTCTTCCGCATTTCGGCGGATATTTGTTTCCCAGGTCTACCCATTTTTTTCCGGGATTCTTCTGTGTGTTTTCTACCCTTGAAGTGAGGTCCGCCTTCGCCTCCGACACCGAGATTGTAGACATCTTTCCGTTTAACAAATTCTTCCGTAATCAACTCTTTTTCTTTATTATTCATTTCTTCTTCTGTGTCAAAAACAAATAATATCTCTTTTACAAAGTTTTCTTTTCCATGTTTAGCAATAGCTTTAAGTAAAGCTATGCCGCTACCAAAGTAATTGTCGTTTATATTTTGGGTTTGGTGTTTGCCTATATAAATCTTTTTATTGATTAAATTGGTAATTTGATAAATTGTGTATTTCATACGGTATTTATCAATTCAGTGGTATACCACCTGTTTTTCTCCACCCCGCATTAAATGATGGTGCTCCTAGCAGGTACCGCCCCTGCGTCTAGGCTTTACCAAAGCCTTGTTCTACTTTTATACTATAGGAGCAATGACGATTTTTGCAATATAATTAAAAAATTGGAGCACCTGACAGGAGTTGAACCTGCATGATTCCAGTTACCTTTCGCTCCGTTCGTAGCGGAGAGGGATACAGGTGCATTTATTAGACTGGCGTTCATCCGGTTGAACGTTGGGATAGTATCTTGGTGGACGTGCAGTGAGTCGAACACTGTAGGGGATCAGCCTGTCACCGTAGCTTTATAGCAATCCGGCCAGCCCTTAAATGGTGGACTGTGTGGGATTCGAACCCACATGCATCACGCCCAAATGGTGCCGCCCCGGGGTTATTGGTGGGAGATGCTGGGTTCGAACCAGTCGTGCCCGGAGGCGGCAGATTTACAGTCTGCTGGTCGTCCACTCAACCATATCTCTCAATACTTGTAAAAAAGGTCATCCAGATGGTTATCTGTCAGTTATCTCGATCAACCGATGCCTTGCTCTTGTTAAGGTCTCTTGCTAGATCACTGTAAACGTCGAGCTGAGGAGAGGCAATCTGTGGTGTTTGTTTTGTTTGATCAATTGATGGTTTTAGTGTCACACCGAGATTTTTCACCGTAGCCGGAGATTGCCCAAGCAACCTGGCCAACAACCTTGCTGCCGTTGATATGCTCCCAGCATGAGCGGACGGCACGCTGCCAATTTCAACGGCACCCGTCGGCGATATCATCGCCCGGCTCATCGCATTGGCAGCCTTGTTTATGTCCTGCCTGCCAATACCCCGGTCTGCCAGTTTCCTGGCATCGTCCATGGCCTTGTTAGCCGCACGTATTTCATCGCTCCAAAACCAATCAAGCAGTTTCTCCCAATCTCCTTGCATGACATCAATGCCATGACGGTCGAGTACCGCAAGGAATTGCTCGTACCGTGGTGTTCGGCCGAGCATTTTCCTGATGGCTTGCAGATCATTTAGATTGTTGTTATCGGTTAGGTTATACAGATACTCGCTCCAGTACTCACCATACTTGTGACGCAATTCCTTGCGTTCATCATCCATGAGAAAGTCATCCACACCGTTGACATTTGGGATCTGGCGCCAAAAACGCGTCCAGGCCTGCTTGTCATGGACAGCTACTGATAGAAGATCGTTAAACAGATCAAGAGATGTTTGTGGAACGGTGGTGACCAGCTGGTCGATTGCGTCAGCTGCTATATTGGCTTTTGGAGCCAGAATCGCAGCAACCAACCCGGCTAATAGCCCTCGACGGCTAAAACCTTCGATTATCATGTCTCTATGTGAGATAGAGATCTTCTCCATCTTATCGATCAACTGCCGCATTTCTTCTGTTAGCATCATTCTCTCCTTGGTTTATGCATCGGAACCTCATGTTCCAATAACATGGAGATATTTATCGTCTGGTCGTCCACTGTGCCATCTCTCCCAAAAAAATGGCAGGCTCGGGGGATTTCGAAATCCCGACCCGCTGGTTAAAAGCCAGCTGCTCTGCCTCTGAGCTACGAGCCTACATATGATGCTTAGAACCTACCGCCAGTGCTGCCCTGACCCTCTTGCGCTCAAGTCCCCATCCTACGGCTGCATCTCGGAATAGGGCGGGCTATCTGCTCTCGTCGTGCTCTAACTTGGAGGACCGGGTGAGGATCGAACTCACCGATGCCGGATTAAGAGCCCAGCTGACCCACCAAGGTGCTCCGGTCCAATTGGCTACATCAATCCCAATCGATCACGCACGGCCTCCGTTAGCGCGTGGTAATCCCTGGGCTTTGGTGTTTTTACGCAGATCTTGCCAGAGAATGAAAGATCCTCGTAGCAAAGATCCAGATCGAACGGTGGCCCCAGTTGCTGGTAACGCTCCAGCCTCGCACAGTCGTATGAAGACCGGCGGTTCTCTTGAACCACTGGGTTAAACTTGGGCATGATCCAGTAGCCCTCGTCGTCAAAGGACGCACTTGCTGGATTCTATACCTGTGCCATGATCTTCCTCGCCCTGAGGCCTGATTCTATGGCAGTCACGACATGTTCTATTCCACCCACCTTCAAGTCCTGCAGACTTGGGAAATGCATCCTGTGGGATATAAACATATGCTGTGACCTTCTAAATGCTATGACCGCACGGGATAACACTACGCCGAGTGATTCTATAGCAATATATGGGGTGAGTAACGGGTAACGCTCCCGTCTCGAGAGTTTCACAGACTCCCGGCCACACTTGCTGCCTCTACTCGCCATAAAATTCTTGCTCTGCCTGGGCTGTACCCTTAAAGTGGGCCGTGGCTTCTCAGTGCTAGAGCAGTATACTTTGACAACACATGGCAACGTGCCCTGCCTACTGATTTACTTCGGGAGTCGTTCTAAAGTATATAGATCTGCTTGGCGCTCACCGTCCAAATCCGGGTTCGTAGCCCGGCGATGCGGCGCTCTAAGAAAAATTGGCAGGCCCGGAGGGATTTGAACCCCCGCCAACGGTTTTGGAGACCGGCATGCTACCGTTACACCACGGACCTACGAAATTGGTTGGCCGAGGAAGAATCGAACTTCCAACTAGGTCTTATCAGGACCTTGTTATACCATTTAACTATCGGTCAATAGATTTTCTATAAAATGGTGCTGGCAGAGAGATTTGAACTCCCAACCTACGGTTTACAAAACCGTTGCACTACCGTTGTGCTATGCCAGCATTATTTGGTGGACCTCCGGGGAGTCGAACCCCGAACTTCGCCGTGCAAAGGCGACGTGTTCCCGCTAGCACTAGAGGCCCATATGCAGATGGTGGGGAGTGTTGGGTTCGAACCAACCGTGCCATTAGGCGCCAGATTTACAGTCTGGTGACCGTCCACTCGATCATACTCCCCATTATTTCTTTAGAGAAAAGTAGAAATCCTTCCATTTATCTCCTATTTGTTCATCAATATTAACATGCTCTGTAATTTTGCCCGCATGAGTTAATCTATGACAGTTAGGGCATAATGCAGTTAAGTTTGAGTTATCATCTGAACCACCTTTGCTTTTGGCTAATATGTGATGTATATCCAGCGATGCTTCTCTCCAACCACATCTTGAACATCCAAGACCCATTCTTATAAGTATTTTACTTGCGGTTCGTTTACTTACATCTTTTAATCCTGTTGGATTTTTTCCAACAAATGACTTTGCTTGCTTTATCTTTGTCTCTGTTGTATGTGATTTTCCAGTAAATGTTCCTGGCAACCTATTTGGATTTAGTTTACATCTACTTTCGTGCATGGCAATCAAACCAGCATTTGGAAATTTTTTTTGGTAAAAATTACAATTCATTTAGTTATCTCCGACTGAGTATAACTATGTATACAGTCCCCCGCTCTCCAACTCAGCCGCTCCCCCAACATTTATGGTCTCGGTGGCAAGATTTGAACTTGCGATTTCCTGCTCCCAAAGCAGGCGGAATAAGCCAGACTATCCTACACCGAGTTAATTAACAAAACAATTAACACATACTACCTAAAAAAATAGTATCTGTCAATTGTTTTTTTACTTGGGATGGTGGCTTTCCCTCACCACCATCCCATGCATCATCAAAGAAGAAGTTCCCTATATGGAAACTCCTGCTAGGCGATCTCTATCTAACCTAGCCTCGAATCGGTATCCGGCACACAAGCCTTGTTGCCCTCCTCGAGTCCCCAGCCTCTGGATTTGTGCGTCAAATCCTGGCCCTGGGTAACCAAACCCGTCGTCAAGTTCACAAACTCAACCTAACAAAAACCCCGGTAAGCTGTTGCTTCCGGGGTCTGTCACATGCTTGTCTATAAGTTTAGACTAAGTGACAGACCTCCACACGGGATTACTAGCCTGTTGGCGTGTAAAAATCCAGAGTGTATAATGTTCTTGTGTCATAGTTTATGAATTCTCGTTCCTTCTTATGTCACTATTTATAGCGCGTTTTATTTATATGTCAATTGGAAAAAAGCTTATTTTAGACATTTTTTTATAATTTTTTGATTTTAATCCTCATCATCGTCCTCATCATCGTCCCTGTCGTCCAATTCATCGTTTTCAAGTTGCCGCAATAATTCAGGATCGTCGTAGGCTCTAAAATAGGTTTCGTTTGGCTGAAGAACTCTGTAACTGCCTTGGAACACCAGTGCCATCATGACTAGGTCTTCTTGGCGTTTGATGTCACACATGGCAAATCGGCTGCCGCAACTGCCCTGAATGTTTTTTATGGTAGAGTGCTTAACGGCATTGTCTTTTAACCAACTGGCTATTTCAGCAAATCGGCTTGTAATTAGAATTCGTGCGTAGTTTCTTTTCATAGCACGCAGCCGAGCAAGATCCGCACTGGTTAATTCTGAAAACACAGCACAGTTCTCGTCGTCAATTGTCAGCAGGGCATTTTTAAACTTGAGCGATCCCTTTGTTGCGGTATTGTCAGGTGTTTCTTTGGTACTCCATGCCATGTTTGATGTAACATGCTCAACATACAACGTCTTACCACCTGTTTTAATAGTCCACATAGGTGTTGTTGGATCTACCAAATGGTGTTTATTGAAATGAAATACAGCTTCTTTACATGCGATTTCTACGGTCATTTTATTGCTCCTTTGTTGATTTTTGTGTCAAGAAAAAACCCACGCAGAAGACCGCGTGGGTTTGAGTTATAGATATTAGGTTATTATTTTTGTTTAAGTTCTACAGTTCGCGCATGATTGTCTTTTTATAGTTGGCGCTCCGCACGGTATTCGAAACCGTTCTGCAGGATTTTAGAGATCTCCGCTGACCATCAGCAAAGCGGAGCAAGTAAGTAGTAATATAGCATAAATTTCTATCATGTCAACCCCAAGTTTTCTTTACTACAGCACATAGTTCATTCCAACCGGGTGCAGCATGTAGAATATATTTCTCTTCGGGATGTTCTAGTTTGATCTGAACTTTTAGGTCAAATGCACGTTGATATTCCGGGTGCCAACCTATAACCAATCTTACATTTCTGTGCTTAGCACGATGCAGCATACCACCTAACTCAAATAGGCTAATAGGACAAAGTGTTTCTTTTGGAAACCAAAATATACAAGCATCTACTAAACCAAGTGCTTTGTGTTCCCAAGTAATCTGTTCCTCTGCAGTTGCGCCTGTATTATCAAACCCAATTTCTCTGCGAGGATTGACAACATCAAATATATTGCTATCAATTAAGGTGACAATTTCACTTTGCCAATCAGGACAATTGCTAATTCCTCCAGCGACAAATACACTTTGTCGCTGAAAGGGCCATGGTAAAAGATCTGGTGATTTGTATAACATGATTTTATGTGCAGTTATTTACGTATCTCGTTCCATTTCTGTTACTTCTTTTGCAAGTGCCAGCATTTCGTCTACAGTGTTGCATAGAATTTTTGCGGTAACATAGTCGTCTTTTTTATTTCTACCAGAAACTTCAACCATAAAACCATTATCATACATGTTGACACAGAAGCTTTCATTAACTTTGATCAACTTGTCTGACAATTTAGAGACTGTTTTGGTGACTGCCATTTGAATTACCTGATTAAGTTAATGTTTTAATGCGCTCTAGAATAGTTTGAGGGCTGCTTTCACCATAAGGATCAGATTCTGCATTATCACAATAACCCGGTTCTGGCCACAGCGCTAGAATCTCACAGTTATCGACCAGCATTGCATAACGCCAACTACGCATGCCAAATCCTAAGTTATCCTTATTAACTAGCATACCCATCATACGTGTAAATGTCCCGCTACCATCTGGAATCAACTTTACACGATTTACACACTGCTGCTTACCCCATGCATTCATAACAAAGGCATCGTTAACTGAAATACAGTAGATTTCGTCAACTCCTAAAGCACGAAACTCTTCATATAGAGTTTCAAAGTCTGGCAGCTGATATGTACTGCAGGTTGGGGTGAATGCACCAGGAAGGCTAAAAACAACCACACGTTTGCCGGCGAAATAATCGGCAGTGGTTATATCTTGCCAACGATAGGGATTTGGACCAGAAATACTTTCATCACGAACTCTAGTCTTAAATGTCACATTGGGTACAAGTACCATAATGCTCTCCTTTTTTTATACAGTTATAGTTATAAGTGCAATCAAATAGATGTCAATTATCTAAATGAATAAAAAATAAGGCGATAGGAATCCTATCGCCTTATAGTTTGTATCTTGCAAGTTTTAGAACTTGTAAGAAACGTTAACACCTACTGCATTAGCACTTGGTGTTCCTTTATTATACCCGTCAACATAGGTATAACGTAGATCAAGCCCTACTCGATCATTAACATCATACATAAGACCGCCACCTACGTTCCAAATAGGTGCAGTTTGGATGGTATTGGAATGATTAGCATATGTAAAATCATAACCAGTACCAACGAGCGCATATGGCTTTAGCTTTAGACCATTAACAGCTACAGGGATTCCTGCAATACCATTAATAGTGGTGCTTGTTGAAGCACGTTGATTTCCGTTTGCAAAACCTGCATCCAGATCAAACTCTGCACTGAGATATTTGTTGAAATCATATCCAGCAAATACACCAGCTGCTCTAGTATCGCTAGCTTTAGCGCCTGATGGTTGTACCCAATTACCGCCAACTCCGGCATAAACTCCAGATGCACTCTGTGCATTTGCAGATCCTGCGGCAACGGTTGCCGCCATAACAGCAGCCAATACTAACTTCTTCATTGTAATCCTCCTTTGGTTGGATAGTGTTGTTTATATTACATAGAATTGAAAAACGCAAGTCATCAACTCCATTACAATCATAATTTTTTTGATTAAAAATTACAATTGTTTTATTTGTGAAACCATCGTAGGTTTCAAATCTCATACCTGAATAGTAATATTATACAAAAATTTTTGTGCGACGCCAAATTATTGTTGAAGACCCTGAACAGATGGTAATACTATGGTGTTCATAATGCTATCTACGGCTAACTCACCGCCTTGTATGATAGAAAATGAGACTTTGCATGCATCTAGTAAATTAACCACTTTACGGTCATAAACTTCTGCTTCGTCTTGATCTTTTTGATTTCGGCCTATTGGATTATACCCAAAGCGACGTTTTAATAAAAAATTATGATTGTGGTATTTGTTAAAGACTTCCATAACCAATTTTGGAAAATTTTCGCTTAAAACGCCCGGCTTAATGTAAACAAGGCCTAGTGGGATAGGACTGTCTGTTATTACCCATTCAATTCCGCTGTCAACTAATCTAGCTATTCTTCTTTGCTGCTTTGCGAAAATATAAATCTGGTCATCTAGTAAATCGTTACGCTTTTCCCAGGTTGCGTCTTTAGCATATTCAGTTACTAGTTCGACGTTTAACTGCTCTTTTTTCATAGCGTAAAATAAACCGGCTGCTGCTGTACTTTTACCGGTACCCGGACCACCCCATAAGTTTATTACCTGCATCTGTTATGATTCCAATCGTCTTTCAAGTTCTTGTCTTACACTTTCAGCTAAGTCAAAATCATAGTCTTTTTTGTCTTCGTTGAGTGCATCTAAATTCTGTAATGCCCATACATAGTAGTCATCTGGAATTTCACTGAGATCCTTGCCTTTATTTTTTCCAAAAGGCCACTTGCTGTAAACCATAGGCTGCCAACATAGTTCATAAACTTGATCAGCTATGTCACTTTCATCTGTTATATGTCCCATAGCAAGAGCATAATCCACAAGGAACTCAAACAGTATTGCGCATACCAATGTATCATCGCCCGCTCTGTGCTCCACTGTGTTGTCGTCCACTGGTAGGTCTAGTCGGTATCTCAAATAACTTAAATTATATTGCATATTTGCAAAATCAAAATCTATCAGTTGTCGTGCTAGTCTATAGGTGCAGATCCAGTTTTTGCGGTCACATGCAATTGCTTCCAGTTTGGATTCGCCTGCTTCGTTCCAAGCTTTTGCGAGAACCTGTTGATCGTAGCTGCAATTATGTGCAACAAGAAATTTTGATTCTGCAGGGCGTAAAATGGAAGCAACGCTGTCGAGACTCTCGGCAAAGGTTGGCAAACCTGCAATCATTCTACTACTAATACGAGTTTTGGCACTGGCCTCAGGTGGGATACCATTTACAGCACCTAGCAGCTTGGCAGAAACTGTCCAATTATTGCCATCGTATGTTGCTCCGGCTATCTCTACAATTTCTGCGTCTTCAGGGTAAAGATTGGTAGTTTCTGTATCTATAACAGTAACTGAAGACAAAAATTTATTTTTATACATGCCTTCTTTATACACAAAGTATCGCTAGGTTCACAAGTTCTCTATATCAAAATATTTAGATTAGGACCTAAAAAGTTAAATCTACAGTAGAAACTGTTTGGACGATTTTGTACATTTTGTACATTAAACCAATAAAGCTGATTGTGATTTATCCATGTATTAACATTGCTCGGTGCCAAATCAATGCTTTTTTGCAGAGAAATATCCCAAAAGTCCCATACAGCCCCAGTAGGACTAAGTGTAATAGTTTGCTGACTTTGTAGAGGACTATTAGTAAGACTGATACCAGATGGTTCTGCACTCGCCCAGCTGCGAACACCTGGAATAAAAACATTTTCAAATGGTGTTGTTAGTGCCACGTTTACAACAACCTGCTGCATGGGCCCAGTTAACTTAAATGGAAAACAAAATGTTGATGCCTGTGGCAAGTTGTACTGGTATGTTGGACTAAACTTGGTGATAATGAACGAGCCCTGTGGCAAATAATTGTATGCATATGTTTGAAAATTATCATTACGTGGGCACACAGGGGGCTGACCGGGAGGTTTAGGCGGGTAGGGTCCAGGTGCTGGACTCTGTAGAGGTGGATAAGGACCGCACTGAGGAAAATGTGCTGGATTTGGTCCCATAGGTGGTACAGCAGATCGCTGAGGATAACATGCTTGCGTTTGACACAGTGCATTTTGGCACAATGGATAAAAAGGTGTAGGAAAACAAGACTGCACTGCATCAGGCAAAGGAAATCCTGTAAAATAACCTTGTGTAGGTGGCTGGCATGGTATACATCCAGAGCAACAAGGTGCACATGGACCGCAGCAAGCACAGCCGCAATTACCAGGATAAATGTAATTATTTGGATTTCCTGCGCCACCACATGCAAAGGGCGGCGGCGGAAAACCTGGTGGTATGTTTTGTTTATTAGAGGACATACTATATTTATTTGGGTCTATTTGTCATAACACAAAAAATACAACAGCCCATTGCTTTCTCTATCAACAACTAAATAGCTAACAGCAAAATTGGTGATTATGACTCATGAGCATTTATAACTATCCCGTTCTCGGATACCCAGGTCCAACAGGTGCTACAGGTTCAACTGGGGCAGCTAGTGTTGTTACCGGACCAACTGGGGCAAGTATTACCGGTCCTACTGGGCCAACTGGAGCTGACTCAAATGTTACAGGTCCTACTGGAATCGCAGGTGTAACTGGCAATACAGGTCCAGCCGGAGACACAGGGCCAACTGGCTCGCCAAGCACAGTTACCGGGCCAACTGGACCTGGTATTACTGGGCCAACTGGTTCAGTTGGATTTACAGGACCGGCAGGACAAAACAGCACGGTTACAGGACCACGTGGTCCAACGGGACCACGTGGATTGACAGGACCAATTGGACTGCCCTCAAATGTTACAGGACCAACTGGTGCAACCGGAGGCGGTATAACAGGTGCGACAGGCTCTAGTGGTGAAACTGGAGCAACAGGCCCAACTGGTTCAGCTGGTTTTGGTGCAACTGGTCCTCAAGGACCAACTGGTCCTGCTAATGGTCCAACAGGTGCTACAGGCCCTACAGGCACTATTGGACCAACAGGTGCAGATTCCGCAGTTACAGGGCCCACTGGCGCAACAGGTTTACAAGGGCCACAAGGAATTCAAGGAATAACCGGTCAGCCTGGAGTTACAGGTCCAACTGGATTCAAAGGGGAAACTGGTCCAGCGGGATCACAGGGAAATATAGGTGCAACAGGCGCAACTGGAAGAACAGGGCCAAGTGGCCCTGTTGGTAACACAGGTCCAACTGGTCCCCAAGGAATCCAAGGTAGCGCAGGCAACGCAGGATCAACTGGACCAACCGGCTATGGCCTACCAGGTAGTACAGGTGCCACGGGTCCTACCGGATCGGTTGGCTCACAAGGTAATTTAGGTCCAACTGGGCCTACCGGAGTCACAGGGCCTACTGGAGTCACTGGACCAACTGGCCCTATAAATCCCTATAGCCAGTATGTAAAAGTTTCAAATGCTGTCACAAGCGGCAATTATTTTCCTGTATTAGTTAATACACAAACTGGAAATTCACTTGCCCTATACTCAGAAATATCTCTTTATTATAATTCAAATTTTGCCGAATTGTACGCAGGTTCGTATGTAGGAGTAGGTTCTGGTATAACAGTTGGACCACGTCTGGTATTCAGCCCTATAAACGCCCCGGCTCAATTTGGAATGGACGTTAATGGTGTCATGCAGATTGTAGCCTCAAACTCCAATTCGGGTCCGCTGGCAAGTTCTGATTTTGTTGCGGTTGCAGATAATGGTACAGACAATGACACCTACATTGATTTTGGTATCGCAAGCAGTAACTACAATAATGCTTCACATACTTTGATAGGGCCAAATGACGGTTATCTATACACCGCAGGAAATACAACAACAGGCGGTGGCCAATTAGTTATCAGCACCTGGTCAAATAAAGATATAGTTTTTTCGCTGTATGGCAGCCAACCTGGAAATGAAATTGGTAGATTTAGAGCAAATACGCGGAGCTTTATAGTTTCGTCTTCTACAGATTCATCGGGATTATCAACCGGAGCCATTATCACTAACGGCGGTGCAGCCATTACTGGAAACGTAAATGTAGGTGGTGATATAATCATTAACGGTGGTAATTCTGGTATAGTTTTTGCAGATGGCTCGTATCAAAATACTGCGGGCGGGCACTTAAAAATCGCTTTTATGAATGCTGCATCATATCTAGTACAGCCAAATGACCAGCTGATAGCGGTAAATTATACCCGTACAGGGTCTGCATCTGTTTATTTGCCTGATGGTAATTCCGCTGTAGATGGATACCAATTGACTGTAAAAGATACAGGCGGTAATGCAGTTAATAATCCGATAGCCATACAGGCATACGGCAATAATACAATTGATGGCCAGCCATTGGTGAGTATAACTTCTAATTATAATAGTTATACTCTAGTCTACACTGGCGGACTAAACTGGAGTGTAATCTAAATGAGTTTTATAACCGATTTATTAACTGGCAATATCAATGTAACAGGCAGTGTTATTCCTTCTAATAATGCCGCGGCGCTCGGGTCTTCGACCAATGGATGGTCAAATGTTTTTTTAAATAACGGCAATGTTGTATCCATAGCAGCATCTACTATCAATCTTCCAGATTTATATTTTGATCAGGTTCTTGCTTATAGCACAAACGCTACCGACCATTTAGAACCCGGTGATTATGGGTTGGTTTTTGGTGTTTCTGCTCCTTATACCGTAATACAATTAACATCTGCAAATTATACAGTGGATATAGGAGATAACGTCAGTGGGATAAACATTCCGCCCTTTAGCTCTGTTATCTTTGTAGGCAGTGATCCGTATTATAACGTAATCATAATAGACCAAACTGTTCAAGGTATACTGCCGCCATACGGAACTCCTTTATCCTTTGCCAGACCGTCACAACGTGCATCATTGGCTGTATTAGCGAATGCACAAACTGATCTATATCTCAAGGCAGGGGATCAAGGCCAGATAACTAGCGATGGCAATTTTCTCAGTGCCAATGACGGTCTTCATGACATAGGTGCTAGACTGTCTAGATTTAGTAATTTGTGGCTAGCGGGCAACATATACCTAACAGATCAAACGCTAGGTTATATAGGCACACTTGGCGTTGACCAAGGCAATTTGAATATTGTTGGACCCGGGCTGTCTGTGGGGCAAGCAGGCGCAGGTGTTCCAGTATCTATAAAACTGTTCGGAATGGTTGATGTTGGCACAACTGGTGGAACATTTTACCCTGAAATAGGATGGAGCGGCACACCTGGTACGGTAACTGTGTACGCTTTAAGCAGGATGTCTATAACACCTATTTCTACAAATAGCGGCAACACAAGTGTAGGAACATGGGCGTAAATGTTAACTAAATATTGCATTAAATTTGGAAAAATCATATGACTGTAGGCAGCAACGTAAACCCAAATTTTCCTATACCAGGTGTTGATCAAAGCAGTCGCGGGTTTCGCGATAACTTTGCTATCATCAAAACCGAAATAGAAAATTTACAAAGTAAAAATATTCAAATGGCAGGTTCGCTTATAAGCGAACCTGTACAAATAGGAAATGGTACAAATGATATAATCATCCCGGTTGCTGTGAGTTTGGCAAACATACAAGCAGCAGGGTCAAATTTGTCTGTTCAATATAACTTTAACAATGTTATTTCTGGAAGTCAGATTTACTACAACAATGGAAGTGTTGGTATTGGTACAAATCTTCCTCTTGCAACGCTTGATGTTGTAGGAAATTTACAGATATCAAGTGCAACAGAAAATACATTTGCTAGAATTGGCAACTTAACGGTTAATAGTTCATCTACTACAACTGCATTTGCTACCAATTTAGCAAATGCTATAACTATTACTAATTCAACACAAACAGTAGGGATTGGATCTGTAGCTACCGCTCAATTAGAAATCTGGTCTAATACAAATGATGTCACTAGATTCCATGCTGCGGTTGATAACACAGACAACACAATAAGATTTACAACCAGCACCTTAAATTCAACATTAGGATTGGCCTTTGAACAAACAAATACCAACAGAGTTGGTGGTATTCGCATGGATCAAAACGGTAACGTCAGTATCCATACAGGCGAAGACATGTTTTCTAATCTATCAAACAGTTCGCGAGTTATAAATATCCTACCAAATCACAATGTAGGCATAGGATCAACTAGCCCTAAAAATACATTAGACGTGGCAGGTAATGCATCAATCAGCGGAACGCTTGCAATTGGCACTATTCCAACAATAACGGGCTCTAGATCAAGCGGAGCAGCTTTAGCGAATTTACTAACTGCAATGGTAAGTATGGGACTTATAATTGACGATTCAACTGCGTAAAAGGGCATATTATGGCTGACACTCCACAAATTTTTGGACAACAATTACCTCCTGCAAATATTGACACTAACCTGTTAACAGTCTCTGCAAATGATCAGGCCATGGTTAATATATTTGTTGCCAATCAAAGTCCTAATTTTGATTATTTCAATATTGCCGTGATACCTTTTGACCAAAGTGAGCAAGCTTCAAATTTTGTAGCCTACCAAACACCTCTTATTGGGGGAGGTATACTTAGTTTGGCTCAAATATATTTGAATTCTAGCGATAGAATAATGGTTAGTACCACAAACGGCTATTGTTCATTTACAGCAACAGGCGTACTGTATTCACCGCCTGGTTCTACACCATACGTACCAATAGTATCTGGGTCTATTGGTGCAAATACAGCACTAGCCAGTCTAGTAAATGCCCTAGCAGACTTAGGTCTAATTATTAATGATACCTCTGCATAATGGAATAAAATAATGTCATATAGTTCAAAAATTCTAGGGCAAGCTAAGCCAGCTGCTTTACAAAATCAAACTCTTTTTTCTGTTTCATCATCTAATTCTGTTGAGTGTACTATTTTTATTAATAATCAAGGACCAATTTATGACGGATATAGCATAGCTTTAATTCAAGCTAATGGAACACAAACTCCGGCTTCTCAATTGGCTCTGAATACGCAACTAGCTGGTGGTACAACTGTTGCATTTAGTGGAATTTATCTAGGATCCGACTGTTCAGTTGTTGTATCAAGTTCATTAGGTTTTTGTGCCTTTACAGCTACAGGGTTAGATTTTTCATCATAAATCACATGTTATTTTACAAACTAGTGTAAATATTATTAGAAATGGGGCAAGTAATAGCATTTCCTCGGTCTAAAAAGAAAAAACCTAGTACAAAGGTTTAAGATTTTTTTGTCAAACGTTTACCAGATCACGAACAGGCAAATTGTACAAAAACTTTTAATTTTACCTGTGCAACATGCAGCAACCTCACTCAATTTTATTTTAAGGGTGTAATATTTAGAGAAGTTGAATTTTATTGTTCTTCATGCGGAGTGGGCTACAAAATAGACAATCCGTTGTTTTCATCTAAATAAGCGAGTAGACCAAAATGAGTTTTACAAATAGCGATCACCCTTTTTCAATACCATTAGAAGATCTAAGCCAGGAAGAATTAGATAAGAGGTTCAATGACCTAATGGGCAGATTCAACATAGCTCGTCGCATGCAAATGGACCCTAACGTATTGCATCAAATAGATTTATTATTAATATCAATTGAAAACGAGCGAGAACGCAGAACAAGACTTGACGATAAACCTAATGGCGTAATACTAGATACAGATCCTATCGAGATTCCAAAATTTAAAGGTTTTTAATAATGATGACAAATATGGAAACTATTTTGCGCCACAGGTTTAGACTGCATCGTCTGATCAGTGATAGATTGCTGGCAAGTGATTGTGAAATTGAATGCCAAATCACTGTTTTGCCTGGCTTTGATTCACAGGAAATACACACACGTTTTGCAGCAATGAAACTGTGGTTAGAAGATTTTGTTGATAATAGTATCGCTTATAATCCTGATAGCGAAATTGATATCAATTGGATCAGCAGCCTATATAATACTGCAATTATGACTCCAGGCGAGCCCATGGATCACATTCTTGCTGCGTTAATTCATGCTAAACTTAATGCTATTGGTGTAGGTGTAGTTGAAATATCTCGGACACATTTTTTATGTGATACCAGCCATGGTTTTTCAAATGCCATATCAGGCTCTACTGCTGAATGGTTGCCGGTTATGAGTGAATGGATAGGTGAACGGCACTTCCACAAACTGCCATGGTGGCACCGCGGAGACGCTACTACAATTGATCTACAACCAAGAGAAGGCGACGACCTTGACAATATACCCGATTTAGGCGGATTGTTAGTAGATATGGTAAGGCTGGATGATCATCCAGACGATGACACAAACACTGATTCTAAAAGCAATAGCAGCGAAGCTAAAAATGCTGAAATCATTAAACTGAGAACCAAACCGAAACTTGTTGTTTCAAACGAAGATGATTGAACTTGATAATCGAAAAATATTTCCTGATGGCACTGTTGTTTGCAACCAACATGCATTGAAAGAACTGCTTTACGCAGATCAGTCACTTGACAATATTTTTTGTTCAGATGAAGCTGATTCAACTGAATGGCAATCTGCTATTAGAGAATGTGATGTATTAATTCAGGGCCCGCAATATGTAAATGGTCCTCAATATGAAGGTATAAACTGGTATCACTATTGGAACACACCTGAGCCATATGCCTCTATTAATGTAATTGAGTGGTGTCGATTACGCTGTAAAACACCAACTGAAGTTCAAAGAACCGATCTAGAGCTTGACTTAATTACAAAAAGAGGCATGATACCTCTTATTCGACATTTGATTTACTGTGTCGATATTTGGCGGCAAAATAACATTGTATGGGGTGTAGGTAGAGGAAGCAGTGTATGTTCTTTTGTATTATTTTTAGTAGGTATCAATAGAATTAATCCAATAGAACATAACCTAGACATTAGAGAATGGCTCAAATAACTGTTAAATACATAAAATAAGGTTAGGAGGACCAAATGGCTAATAAAGTATACACTACTATTCGAGGTAGAAAGATTGATATGGGAGCACTAGCTGCTGCTAATGCTGAAAAAATTGCAGTAGGCAATGCCAAGATGAACGCAAGAGGGGATTTGCTGGCAAAGAATGGCGTCGTTTTGAGAACACAAGAACAGGTAGAAGCCGAATGGCGCAAAAATCAACAACAACAAAATGATTTAATCGGTATAAGCCCAGATATACGAGCTCCATTCCAATCTGATAAGTTTCAAATGAAACCATTGCAAGCTGATCACAATTTTGAACCAAATACTTCATCTATACCATTAGAAGACACTGCGCAAGCAGAAGCAGACAATAATGCTGCACAAATTAAAAAAATTGTACAACAGCGTAGAAAAATTGTAGACACAGAATAACGTAGGACAGCATGAGCGATTTTGATTATGAGTTGACAGCAGGTCAAACAGTAAACCCTTTGCCTGATGTAATTTTAGTAACTAATATGGAACACGGTGAACGTGTTCTTGCATCAGGTCTAATAATTCCAGATGACAATGGCAAAAATAGCGGTATCAAACCTAGATGGGCCACGGTATGGCGTGTTGGGTCTGCTGTGGATGATGTTAAACCAGGAGATAAAATACTTGTAGCCCATGGTCGATGGACCCGCGGTGTGAAAGTCAAGGAAAGCGACGGCAGTTTCAGTGTTGTGAGACGTGTTGACCCTAAAGATATTTTGCTTGTAAACGACAGTCACAGTTGACGCACCGCGTTTCTCTAACACATATTATATCAAATGGAGAAACAAAAGTATGAGTGTTAAAGATTTGTGGGTTGAACGTTATCGTCCAACTAAATTGGAAGATTATGTATGGAGTGACGATGCGCAAAAAACACAGGTAATGAGTTGGGTACATGATAAGGCTATTCCAAATCTCTTGCTATCGGGCTCTGCCGGAGTTGGTAAATGTCTAGGCCCGGATGAAAAGATTACAATACGATTAGATAAATCTAAATTATCACCGGAACAACATCGTATACTTGGTATAGAATAATATTGTATTTGCTCCATTGTGAGATAAATAATTTCACAATGGAGCAAATACGATATGATAAGAAAAACTGCTCAACGTCGAACTGACGAATTCACCTCTAAATCAAACGTAGTAAAATTTTTTGGTAAAGATTACATATTATCTGCTGAAATTAAATATGAATTACTAGATTTTTGGACAAAGTGGTTGGATGACAATCCTACACTTGAACCTAATGGACCAGTTTACGACAGGCTATGCAATTTTATTAAGAGCGGTGAATTAGATTTTTATAAACGTTATAGAAAAATTCAAACACTTAAAAGTCATACACTTCAGCAATATCAAATTTTATTTGGAGTTGAATTAGGTACGGTTCGATATAATAATCGCAATAGTAGAATATCAAATAAAAGCAAATTACAAACAACAGATGAAAAAATTGATGCATTTTGTCAGTTAAAAAATATAAAAGACAAAATTGCGCGAGAAGAATTATCTCATGATCAATTAAGTGAATTATCGCAATTGTTTGATGCGTTCGAATGGAATTCATTTAAGGAAATTTGGTCTTTGATACTTGATTTAGTTAAGTTCCACTACCCAAATTACATCAAAAGATACCAAATCTGCATAAACAACCATTATACAAGTGAAGCGTATCTGTTAGCAAGGTTTGGCAATAATCAAGACCATTTAAAGTATTTAGAAATAAAAAAATCCAATCAAGGTAAAAATAGCTTTGCAAACTGCACAGAATATTGGACAAGCAGAGGGTTTGATTACGACGCTGCATTAGAACAAGTAAAAATAGTCCAAACAAGTAGATCAAAACGGGCTGGGGATCTAGCAAAAGAAGATCTGAATAGAACTCCTAGACAGATTGGTTATTGGGTACGTAAAGGTTATTCTGATTCTGACGCGAAGCAAATTATATCAAATTTACAGCGTAGAGATTTAGAATTTTTTGTGTTAAAATATGGATGCGATGACGGGTATATTAGATATCAAAAGATGTTAGATAGTCGTAAAGAAACTTGGTATGCACGGTCCAATGAAGAACGAGATCAAATAAATGAAACAAGAGGGCGAACTTTTAATGACCTGGTTGAAATGTATGGTAAAACAAAAGCAATTGAAATAATTGTAAGTCGTGCGTCTGGTAACTGCGGCGTGAGCAAAGAAAGTGTTGATTTTTTTATAGATTTAGACCAATTATTGGGGGAAGAACTAGCAGAGAAATCAGTAACAGGTTATAAAGGCTCTGAAAGATTTGTAATCACAAATAACGGGATAATTTTTGTAGATTATTACCTAGATGGAAAAATTGTTGAATATTTTGGAAGTTTTTGGCATGCAGATCCTAGATTGTTTACACCTGATAAGATACATTCGGTTGTTGGTTTACGTGCTGAAGAAATGTGGTTACGAGATAAAAATCGTATAGACAGCCTAAATAACCTAGGTTATAAAGTATTAGTGCTATGGTCAACAGATGTTAATCAAGATAGAGAATCTGCATTGATCAATGCAAAAGAATTTTTATTAGGATAATTGGAAAAATGACACAACTGGTAGAATATAACGTTAGTATTAGAACACTATTTGAACTAACAGATAATTTGAATGCAGAGTTCGAATCTGCACAAGATATTTCCAATTTAGGAATAGAAATTCAAACACCGAATGGTTGGCAAGAAATCAATGCACTGGTAAGAAAATATACCGATGCTGCTAGATATTTGTTAGAAGATGATTTGGAATTAATATGTGCTACAAAGCATTTAGTTTTCGAAGATACTGTATGTAAGCCAATTGCAAATTGCACCACATTAGACACTGTCAACGGATCTGTAAAAGTAATTGGATCAGAATACTTGGGCCAACAGGTGCTATATGACATAGCAATTGATAATCCGCATGTATATATAACGTCAAACGGAATTATACATCACAACACTACACTTGCTAAATGCTTGTTTAATGAATTGGGTGTTGATCCAACCGATATTCGGTATGTCAATGCAAGTCATAACACAGGTGTTGATTATTATAGAAATTTGACAGGCTTTGTTGAAACAATGCCATCTGGTGATTATAGATATATTCTCTTAGATGAGGCAGACTATCTTTCACCGAATGCACAGGCTATGCTGCGTTCAATGATGGAAGAATATTCTAACATTTGTAGATGGATACTGACTTGCAATTATCCACACAAGATAATACCTGCGCTGCATTCTCGTACACAAGGGTTTCATATAGAAGATTTAGACCGAGAACAATTCGTTACACGCGCGGCTACAATTCTTATTACAGAAGGTATTGATCTTACAGAGGAAAATTTAGAAATACTTGATGAATATGTAACGGTTACGTATCCTGATTTACGTAAATGTATTAATCTATTACAACAAAATTGTACCAATTCTGAACTAAAGCGTCCCAGTGCTCGTAGTGGCAAAGGTTCTGCAGATTATATAGTTTCAGCTGTATCACTTTTCAAAGAAGGACGTATACACGATGCTAGAAAACTTATCTGTGCCAATGCAACAAGTGAGGAATACGAAGACTTATATAAGCTGCTGTATCGAAACTTGAGCTGGTGGGGTAACACAGAAGATCAACAGAACAGAGCCATTGTAATTATAGCTAATAGATTACGTGATCATGCACTGGTAGCAGACGCTGAAATGAATTTAGCAGCCTGTTTAATAGAATTATCTATGATAGGTTAGATGCTTATTGGTTGATAATGGCAGTGCTGGTTTGTTTATCTAATGTCATGGTTCCATAACAACAGATATTCCAATCATCATTGCCGTGCCCGTCTTTTGAAACTTCGTCGTGGCACGTAACATTTATTTGCAAATGCTTTACAATATACTCTTGACCATTTTCAAAAACACGCCACACATGGTCTTTAGACCCTCGCCCTGGCATACCACGAGACTTATTGAATCTAATAAGATATTTGTTTTTAAGCATCAGCGTTTTCCTTATAGTTAATAATTATACATATATCAGTTTTGAAAACCAAGATTGATTTTTTGTCAACAAAAAAACTAAAATTAGCTATGAAATTTTATGTTGATGATGTGCCGGATGAATTGTCTATTTTTGGTTACATAAAAAGTCAGTTGACTGATTGGGATCAGGCTATTGAAATAGTTCCAAAATAAATTAAAGCTTCATCAATACAGTCTTCAATTTGATCATTATCCACATTCACTTCGAGTATCGGGGCACCAAGACGCCTAAGGCAATTCCACTTGAATTGTTCTCTTGTTGTTGGTAATGCCATGATTAAGATCAAGTGCTTGACGTATTGATGGTATTTGCGGCAGGTTGAACTACAAGAGTGTTCTCTGATATTAATGCCATGATGTTCTGATAGTCGGTATTTCCAGGGTCGCAGGGCACGTAAGACTGCACGCCGTTAATTAGGCAGCTGATCAGCACATTAGGTGCGCTGGCGGTCGGTGGTCCATTTACGTATTGAGCATTTGTGTAAGTTGTCATTTCTATAACTCCGCGCTTATTCCCCAAAAATCAATCCAACCAGCCCCGTTGATGACGCCGGTTGATGTCCCAGCAGCAACAAAACAATTTGTATAAAGAGCTGAAGCTGTTCGAGAATTAAATCCGCCGTTGCCTTCCCCCGTTTGGCTGATGGAAGTTGCGGTGGGGGTTGTTCGTTTTATAACTGAATAATATGATATTGCATAATAGACAGCAGTCGATACAGCCTGTCCCGTCCATAAATTACCAACAGGTTCATAATACCGCTGACACAGCGCCGTCTCCGTCCCAATCATTCGCCGTTCAAACGACGTGGCAACGGACCCAGCTTCAAGTTGAACGCCAGTGATCGTCAGCGTGCCGGACGTGAACGCACCCCCGTTGTTGGGGTAAAATGAGATACTCACCCCGTTTGCCGCGCTGGAGGGCAAAGATATTTGTGTGGTGAACGTTTGCGCTGAAGTTGTAACGCTGAAAGTACCGCTAGCAATTAATGTTTGACCGCTCCAGGTGTCGGTAGAATTTGGGTAATACGCCGTCCACGAAGCACTTTGAGCGCTCGACGCTAACAGTGTCACCGACAGGGTGACAGTCTTCCCGGCAAGATCAGCAATGTTGTAGGATTCAATGCGTTGAACCAAACCCGCTGATGTAACTCCCGCCGCGCCCGTAATTTGCGCGGCGTATTGGTAGCCTGTTGGCCCGGTGACCTGCGCGACCGATGCTACGGATGCTCCCGCCGAATATATCAACCACCGATCCAGCGTATATGACAGGCCGGCGGGCGAACTAAAACTTGTTCCACGCTGCGCGATCTGCATCGCGCCATTAATGATGCGATTGCGCATGATGGCCGATGCAGAAGCAGCAGTGTTTTGAACTGTTCCATCAGAAAATGTTATTCCGCCAAGTGATGAGGCGTTGTTGTTAATTAGCAATGTTCCGGCAACCAATATGTTTCCGCCATATACTGCTAGTGCATTACCTGCACTTATCGTTGTCGTACCAATACCAACATTGCCACTGCTATTGATTTGTATGCGTTGTGTGTATGATTCTGATCCAACTGCACCGGTAAAGGTTGAAAATGCAAGTCCGCCGCCACTTAGTGCGGATATGTTCCCGCCACCTGAGTTGTTGAATGCCCATTCAGTGCCGCCCCCGGTTGCGTTGTTGACTACTTGCCATACAGCTACACCACTTGGTGCAGTTGAGGTGCCAATTAAAAATTGTCCAGTTGCTGCAATAGTTGCACGTTGTACACTGTTTGTTGCGAAGCTAACTGTATTTGTACTTGGTAGGTACATTCCATTTGGAGGTACAGATAACGCTGTTGGCTGGAAGCTTGCAGCAATCACGTTGCTGCTGACATATATGTTACCTGCAATACCAACACCGCCTGCTACTACTAAAGCACCAGATGTGGTTGACGTACTAACAGTACTGTTGGTAATAGATAAGTTGCCGAGCCATGCGCTAGCTGAAGTGAATAAGTTACCTGCTACAGTTAAGTTGCCATTAACTGGGTAGTATATCAGCTTGGTTGAGCTGGTATTGATAGTACTTAGAGTACCCGAGGTAGTAGAAGTGAAGTTGATGTAGCGCGGGGCATTAGTTGCGGTATCATCTGTTATAGTTGCCGCTGTACTAGATGTTCGTTGAACCGTTCCATCAGAAAATGTTATTCCGCCAAGTTGTGCAGCGGTATTGTTAATCAATAATGTTCCCGCTACAAGTATATTCCCGCCATAAACTGCTAAGGCATTTCCAGAATTTATAAGGGTAGTACCTATACCAACATTGCCACTGCTATTGATTTGTATGCGTTGTGTGTATGATTCTGATCCAACAGCACCGGTAAATGTTGAAAACGCAAATCCTCCACCGTTTAAGCCTGCAATGTTACCGCCCCCGGCGTTGTTGTTTACCAACTCGACGCCGCCGCCGACTACAGAATTAACAACTAGAGTTGCAGCACTTCCTAATGGATTATTTGCTGTACCTAGCAACAATTGCCCATTACTAGTCAAACGCATATGTTCCGAACTGTTGGTATAGAACAACATCGGATTGCTACTTGTAACCTGCAATTGCAACGGACCGCCGGAAGTATCACTTACCAAATAAAGTTGAGAACCGTTTGAATATAGATACCCTCTACTTGTTGTGCCACCGGAATACAACCCTATAACTGTACCACTGGAACCGTTTACTGTGAGACTTGTAATACCATTGCTTGCCTGCGATATACTTGTAGTGTTTATGCTCAAATTACCATATGGGTCTAATACCATATGTTCTGTACTGTTAGTAGACCAACCAAGTGTATTTGCAGCTGGCAAATATTGGCCATTAACTGGTATAACAGACGATGTCGGCTGGAATGTACCAGCGAACACATTTCCGCCGATACCAACACCGCCGGTTACTTGTAATGCACCACTTGTGCTTGATGTTGATGCATTACTATTAGTAATAATTACTGTGTCAGTTGTAGATAAAAAGATGTTATTGATATAGGTGTTATTGGCAATTAAATTGCCACTGACATTTAGATTTCCACCAACATTTAAATCACCTGTAGCCGGATTTATAGTTATACCGCCATTAACTAGAGCTTGTAAGTTACCTACAGTAGCTGACACAAATGTTGGATAAAACAGAGCGTTTGTCGATACAGCGGTAATGTTTATGTTGCTTACGTTCGCTGCATTTGGATTAGGTGTACCTGAATAACCGCTGTAACCACTGAATCCACTTACACCTGAATAGCCACTGATACCACTATAACCACTGATACCTGAATAACCGCTGTAACCACTGAATCCACTTACACCTGAATAACCGCTGTAACCACTGAATCCACTTACACCTGAATA